ACCCCGACCAAACATCAATGTAGGGTTCTGTGTTTTTAAGCTAAAGCGGTGTTGATAGTGAGCAAGTTGCCTGACGTGGTGTCTGTTGGTGTCACTGTGCTTGAATATGCTTTAAGAAGGTCTTTGTTGTGCTGAAAAAAATGTTCGAATTCTATTATTAGCCAGTCACCTGTCTTAGATGAACTGTAGTATAAAAAGTTGTCGGTGACCCAAGTGAACTTAGTTTGGACTGCAACATACTTGCCCTTACGACTAACCTTGAGGAATAAAATATTTAAATCATCTTCATCAGCTACTGTCATAAGTTGACCTAACCAAGTATCAAATTGTTTACAGTTGCCGGTAAGCAGTAAGTGAAAGGGGAAGTCTGCATAGTTTTTGCATTCAGAATTAAAGTGAGTCCAAATGTCAGGAGGAACAATGTCGCCTTTGAAAGACTTCGCTTGATTTCCGTCTAACGTTGTTTTGCGATAGGCATTTGCTCCGCCAATGTAGGCACCGGAATTAGGAACTCTAACGAATGATTCACTGTATAATCCGCTAAGAAACTTAGCGACCTCTCGTTCGAACCCTGATCCTTTTGTTTTGCTAGGAGATGTCATACTATGATTTATCTCTTGTGAAGTAGTCAATATATTTTCTACAGAGCATTTGGGTTACTTTTACACTGATCGCCGTGATACATTGTATAATGATTTTTAGCAACCGTTTTACCGCAATGATCGCATGTGCGTTGATGCTCCGGCTTCTTCATTGGATTGTTATCTCCTGAATTTTTCAAAGTTGTCATCGCTTTATTGTAATCCGATGCCGGAATACCAAACATCGGGTTATTCTTGCCCTGCATTCTAGCCGATAGTTTAGGATTTCCTAGCAATGATTTAGAGATGTTTTCGTTGTGTGCAGCAGGACGACATTCGCTATATTTTTTTACCCCAGAGCTTTGTTTCTCACGCCGCTCATCAGAATAAGTTTTTCCATAATGAGGTGATAGATTACCTTTTTTACCAAACATAGGATTCTTTGCACCTAATCTTGCTTCTCGCTTTTTTAGTCTCGTCTCTTTGTTTTCTTTAACACCGAAACGATTATATAAACCGTCACCGTTGTGTTGATTAAAGCTCATAGGATCATTTCGTGCATCTAAACTGATTAATATAGTAGTTTCTAAAGACACAATGTATTCAGGATCACCGGTATGTAATATTTCATATATCCACTCTTCTCTATTTTCTAAGATTAGTGGTTTTACTTCTTTACTTGAGCAAAGGTATTCTTCGTGACGATCAGGGTTCCATCCCTGTCTAACTTTTGATCCTATGTACCATTTGCCGGTAGCAAGGTGTGTCCACTTATAGATATATGGAATAGTAGGGTGATAAATATTCATGCTGATGTTTCCTTTGATAGCATTAGAGTGAGTGGGGATTGCACTCCCGCGACTCACAACTATTTATCTTTCCGACTCTTTTTCACTACAGTAGGAAGTAAATCCTCCCTCCTTTACTGCTTTAACTACACTATCTACTCTATTAACCAACTCATCTTTATGACTGATTAACCACACTGATTTGTTTCGAGTTCTAGTCATATTTTTAAGCAGAGCCATAGAATTTTCAATCCCTACACTATCCATCCCCGCATCGACTAACTCATCAATGAATATCGCGTTGATGGGACAGTAAAGATTTTCCCATACATCTCTAAACGCGAAGGATAATCCAAGAATGAGACGGTTCATCTCTCCCCTGCTAAGGTTATAGAAATCCAACTCTCTACCGAGTTCTGTGATCTCAACTGACAAGTCGTTCTTGAAGATGACTGTGTGTGGTAGCCCGATCTTGTCAAGATAGTTTGTGAGCCTAGAATTCAGATAAGACAAATTCTGATCAATGATCTTCTTGCGGACGAAGGAATCCTTGCTAGTCAGCAGATCAAGGAGGAACTTCAGATGCTCTCCGGTACGGGTGAGTTGATTGATCTTGTTGAAGTCAATCTCTTGTAGGGCTTGTTTCTCCATGTCAGAGACTTGTTCTGCGTATGGGTCAACCTCAGCATCCTTGATAGCGATATGCCGCAGAAGATTCGCGACAGTACTGCGATGTTCGATTGCCTCTGCTTCAGTATCATAGTGCGTTACCGGTATGGTTCCTAGAACGATGTCAGAATAATCGCACAACTGGTCAGCATACGGATCAGATTCTCCCTTCTTTGCATTGATCTGATTTTGGATGTTTTCGAGTTCAGAACTATGCTTGATAGCCTCATATTCAGTCTTATAATAAGGTTCGGGAATCGCGCCCAAAATGAATACAGAATTTTTATTTTTTTCTAGAGCAATCTGGAATTGGGCAAGATCATTCTTTGCACCTTCTAGAAGAATCCTCTTGTTTGACAAGACCTTATCATGATTATGCGTATGGAAATCTTGCCCACAAGCATAGCAGGTGTTGCTTTCTAGGGTCTTGATCTCGGTTTCTAATTTGTCAATCGCTTTCTGTTCTTTAGCGATACTGACTCCTAGAGTCGCGATCTCCGTAGTAATGCTAGATAATTCGGCTGATCTCCTGTTATATTCGGCTAAATTTTTATGAGTCCGTAGTTCAGCATCTATATCAATGTGACTCAGTTTGTCGTATGACTTCTGCAAAGCACTGAGATCAGCATCTATCTTTTGCTTCCAGGCGATCTGCCGGGCAATCAAGGAATCGTGAGTATCTTTCCTCTTCTTGTTGTCGTTGTACACTGCTAAATCTTTGTGAGCCTGAAGTTCGGCTTCAACGTCTATCTTACTCAATTCATCATAATCGTTGACTAACTTGCTTAAATCTTCATCATGCTTCTTAAGCCATAGATTCTGCCTTCGCTTCAGAGCCTCGATCTGTTCTTGGACACGCTTGTTGGCTTCTTCGATAGCCTTGACCCGGAATTCTTCTAATTGAATAGTGTCCTTGTTGTCACGGATCTTTTCTTTTAGTATTTCTGCTTTCTCTGATAGAAGGGTGATACCAAGCAGTTGCTCAATGATCTTTCGCTGTTCACCTGAAGGCAGAGAGAGGAATGGTTCTGAATATGTGTTCAATGCAATGATGTGCTTGAACATATCAGGAGTCATTCCGATAGCCCGTTCTATCTGAACCTGGGTTTCCTTGTTTTCTCCTTGGGCATCATCTTTGCCTTCTTGAAGATTGTTATTGACATAGAATCGGAGTGTATTTGGTCTGCGTCCACGCTCAATCTTGTATTCAGTGCCATGAGCAGAGAACTCAAGGGTACACATCATACCTTTACCGTTGGTACGATTGATCAGATTGTCTTTGCGGATGTTATTGATGGGGGAACCAAACAGGACATAAGACAAACCTTGGATGAGTGTCGTATTGTGAGATAGAATATTATTAGTATAATAACGATGATCAGGGGAATCAACGGTAATGTCATACATGTTTTCGGCGTAAGACTTTCTAGTTACCGATTTAATGCGGTCCAAACCGATGCTAGTTTGAATACACGAAACACCTGCTATAAGATTCTTAACAAAAATTTCGTTATAGTTATGATCAAAGACGATGTGATCATCTGCACATTCTAGATGTAATCCGCTGGCTGTGTATATTTCCCATACATCATATGGTATAGTTTTATGAATATGGGTTATCGGTTGCCAACCGGTATCGGTCTCAATTTCTAAATTTTCTAAACTTACACTATCTACAAACTTGCGTGTTAGTGATTCAGAAAGTTTACGCATTGGTCTATTGTTCCTTGTTTGTCCTTATTGTATTCCGATTCCCATACTACTAGTACTTGATAACCGGCATCGGTTAGTGTCTTTAATTTATTTTCGTCATGTTTCCATATGTTTTCAACAAGTTTACCTTTTATCATATCACCGGCTGAAAACTTGATAGGGTTCGCATGCCAATAGTCACCGAAAAACTCTATTATTTTTTTGTTAGTTTGGTGTAAACAATCGACCGTGTACGATAATCCGGAAACAGTGATTATTGCTTCATTTACCCCGAACAATATGTCAGGAATTTTTTCGCTTATATGAGTAAAAAAGGTCATTGATATTTTAGAGTATCCACCGTGAATCCCGGATGCTTTTAGCGAGTTTAACCATTGTTTCTGCCTAGCACTCCAAACTTTCTTCCCTTCAATTTCACCGTACTTTGATATACATGTATCAATGGAGAACAATTTTTGTGCTGCTGACACCTTAGCAATCGCATCGTCTTCCGAAAAACCACGCAGCATCCAGTAGTCAGCGGTTCGATGACTATGCGCTCGCAATCTGCTCGGGCTACGATTTTTTGATCCTGCAGCACCGGCTATATTATTTTTTAATTTTTGGGCTTTGGCTAATTCTATAGCATCCACTTCATTGTATCCCTTTGCAATCCAATATTCCTTTCGTATTGGTCGTCTTGAATTTCGTTCCTGTTCCGCTTCGGCTGTAGTATAGTTGAGGTTTGTTTTAGGGTTAATTTTTTTAGTCCAAAAGATAATTGAGTATGGGCTATTTCTATTTGCAGACTTATTAATAGTCTTCATATTCTCTTTGGCTTTTATTTCAGCCTGCAAACTGTCCCATCCCCGTTCAGTCCAATATCGGGCGCTTCCTGATCCTATTCCGGGCAAAGATAGTAGCGCCCGGGCAGCAGATTCGCATTGTTTCATGCTTGTCATGGGAAATTTATGCTCCATGAGTTTGTTGCATATTTCAGCCCGCAGATTAGGTTCTAGGTTTTTTATCCTATGATCTAACACATCATTTACTATTTCTAGTTTGGTTTTCTTTGCTGGTGGCATACAAGTCTCCTACAGTAGTTTCAAATATTTCGCCGGTAACGGTGTTTCTTACTTTTACTACAGTATTTATGCCAACGCACTTGCCTGTACCGTTACGAGCGCCGTCTCCGCCTAGATCCAGATTCTCTCCTAGGATGAGCGTGAGTTCTTTGCTATCAAAGTTGACTGCTTGGCAAACCGCCCCGATAGAAAGGAAGTTACGTAGAGTGATATTCTTAAGTACAATTGACATTAAATATAGTTCCTCATTAAGTTCTGCTTCCACGGAAGCATTCTAAGATTAGATAAAGACGCTGCTTCTTCAGCAGGAATTCCTTGTTCAAAGCATTCTTTAATCGTTTTAAGATAATCATAGACCGTTATAAATCTCTAGCAATAGTTTAGAATCATAGAACTCACTCTCAATATTAGTGATGCTCTCTAGCACGATCTGGTCAACACTCTCAAACTTGATATCACCGCCACCTTCTTGCGAGAGTTGCTCGTTCTTGATTGGAATCAATGATACTTCTCTTAGACTGTATTCTGGAATAAGCGTCTCCCTGATATAGTTAGCCTCTTCATATGATACATCAATGTCAAGATGCACACGGATGCTAGCTTTTGGCAAGAGTAGTCCTTTCGGATTGTCTAATACAGAACTGAGTTTGTAGACACGGAAGATAGGTTGATTGGGCCAAGAATGAAATACAGGATCTTCTCCCCATTCTAACACCATCATACCGCGAGCATCATCACCAGCATCAGCGTAGTTATGCGGAAACGCATTCCCTGTATACCAGATGTTCTTGCGAGATTGACGCTTGTGGAAGTGTCCAGAGAATACGGTTCCTGTATCTGCAAAATCATCGTCGCTGACAAACCCATGATCTGGCATTAGCACCTGTGCGTTCATATAAAAATTAGGAAGTTCAAAGTGTCCGAAGGTATATTTGGATTTAATTTTTTTAACTTGCTTTATTTCATCTCCTACCAACCACGGGCACAGCGTTACGTCACCTTCGGTATAAATATCATTTATTATATGAATGTTATCTAAGTATCCGGCCCAAGCCACACTGTGGATATCTCTTTTTTCTCGGTAATACAGGTCATGATTTCCGGTCAAGAACAGGACTCTGCTGAAATTTGCATTTAACAACTCTAGGCAACGCATTGAATAGTGTAAGCTATGGATGTTAATACTAGCACGATGGTTGTGCCAGTCACCACAAATGATTGCTGTATCACAACTTTCTTCTTTTGCCTTATTAACAAACCATTGTACGAATTCTAAGCAATCCTCATTGTGTATTACACTGTTTGACTTCAGTCCTATATGAAGGTCTGTCATGACTGCTGCTTTTTTAAATAGATTTGTCATACTTGTACTATACTACTCTTTATCATAAAAAACAATGATTCTGGTAACCTTAAGTGTCTAACTGGAACTTCATGTCCTTATTTTGTCTTGAGAATGATGGATTCATTCCATTCATTTCAAGTATATCGTCACGGATATTCTGGCTACGCTTCTCAGTGTTGAGTACCCTACAGAAACTATTTGTTATAGCCGCAGTATAGTATGCGAATGGATTAGCAGACTTCGCTTCATTGAATCTTAGACCAACATAAGTGAGTTGAAGGATAGCAGAGTTCTTCATCTCATCGTTATAGGTATAACCGCGCCAATTGAACTTCATAGCATACTTCTCGCATAGCATCATATACATGCGAGCGAGTTTGTTTGTGATGTTACCATGATCCTTTGAGAAGTGTCCGTTCTCAATGCCACCAATCCAATGTGACTTGCCTACGCATCGCATAGTTCCAGTCTCGTCTAGCTTGAAATGCTGAAAAGGAGGGAAGTTGACTTTGACATGGACCATATCATCCACTTCAGCCTTTGTCGTCTTATCTTCTAAGTCAGCAAATTCTTCACCGTCATCATCGTAGAAAATTAAAATATCTTTGGCTGTCTTCTTCTTGATAGTCTTCCTTGGTTGCTTCTGGCTTAATGGAATATGATCCCATGTCATCACGCGAAAAATCAAGTCTTCAGTAAGAATGTCGTCAGGACTAATCTTAGTCTCGGTTTCAATAGAGAGCCTAGCTGCTCTCGCTTCTTTTGCTGCTTGAATCTGTTCTGGTTCTGATGCGAACTTTAAACTAGTTATAATATCAGCTTCTGGCATATCAATGATGAGGTCATAACGATGATATTCAGGTTGGGTATAATAACAAAAGCTATTTTTGCTGATATGGATTTCTTTTAGGATATCACGATTGTTTAGATAATTTATTGGTTTTCTTGGTTTTATAGACACTGGTATTCCTTTTACAATATATGATTATACTGTTGCTGTTGTAAAATTGCAACAGTTACGGGTAAATTTTGTAGTTTTTTGAAGTGATAAATACAATCAGAATACTTTATTTATCACGGGATAAGCATGTCAATAGGAACATATACCGCAACAACGAGTAGTGGGTGGTCAGTACAAGCAACAGTTGATACTACCACTGCATCCGTTTCTTATATTATTACTGATCCGGACGGGAACACTTATTACGGAAAACCTAACGAAGACATATTAAACTCATTACAAGCTCAAGGATATTCCGGAACATCTTTACCCGCTGGATTAACAGATGCTGTAATCACGAGTCATGATCAAGCGAAAGCAATAGCAGTGTCAGACGCCGCCGCTGGAATTGACTCGTCAGCCCCTGTTCCGATAACTCCCGAAAATAATCCTAACTTAACGTCCTCTGCAACATCAGACACACCTATTCAAGTAGTTACTGCCCCAACTACACTTGATATTGCAAACACTCCTGATGTAAATGCTAATATTGTGACGACGGCTCCGCCTATTATTACATCTCCTAATTCTGGAACAGGAATAACTGCTGCAAAAACAGATGCACAAGCGACTCCGGCTAATCAAGATCAAACAAATGCTGTAGCGCAGGCAGATTGGAGAGTGCGTGTTGCGTTGTCCCAGGATCCTAGTGTCACTTATCTATACAAAGATCCAAAAAACGTACTTCTTAGTCCACTGAACAGAACAAATGGTGTCATATTCCCTTATACTCCTACTATCTCGGTAAGTTATGATGCTCAATACGATCCAACAACACTTGTGCATAGTAATTATAAGGTCTTTCAGTACGGAAGCAGTTCTATTGATAATATATCTATTGCAGGCGACTTTACATGCCAAGATGTAGCTGAGGCAAATTATGTTATGGCAGTCATACATTTTTTTAGAACGATGACTAAAATGTTTTACGGACAGGATACGAATCCTAAACCAGGTACACCCCCGCCTCTCTGCTATCTGTATGGATTGGGTCAGTATCAATTTGCTGGACAACCGATGGCTATACAATCATTTACGTACACGACTCCCCCTGATGTTGACTACATAGCAACTACTGGCCCTGCATCGTCAGGTTCTCCGCAGAAAAACATAAATCCAAATGCTAACAGTAATTCAAGAATAGGTGCTGGATCACAGCTGGCGGTAGGTGGAACTCCTCAACCAGTAACATGGCCAAGTTCACCTGTATCTGCTGGACAGGGGGCAACATATGTACCTACAAAAATCAATATGTCAATCAGTTGTGTACCGATGATGAGTAGAAATCAAGTATCTAATCAGTTTAGCCTGACGGATTATGCTAGCGGTAAGCTATTAAAAGGTACACAAAACGGAACAGGAGCATTCTGGTAATGTCATTATCATCTAATCAGGGTTTTTATCCAGCAACAAGTCCCTACACTAATACTAACATAATAAACAACAAATATCTAGATGTGATGAACTATCTTCCGATACCGATGTATCCGAGCGATGTTTATTATTTAATTCCTATAGTTTATCAATATAGACCAGACATGCTAGCTTATGACCTATATACTGATGCTCGTCTATGGTGGGTATTTGCTTCTCGTAATCCTAATCTGCTAGGACCCGACCCTTATTTTAATTTCACTGCTGGTTTAGGGATATATATACCTACACTGAGTACACTGCAATCAGTATTAGGAACATAATATATGCCTTTATTCGGGTCAGCAAACGACGATAGCGGCGCAAAACAACCTAATCCTGCAGGATCAAGCGGTGGCACGCCCAGTTCTCCAACAAATACTGCATCAACTCCGACTACCGGTACTCCGGGTTCACCTGGTGGAGCAGGTTCTCCTGGAGCTCCTAGCAGTAGTCAAGATGGCACGGCACCTGCTAACGCAAGTAGCCCGATCAATCAAACTGCGTCTGCACCGCCTCCGACTGATACCACGTCAACCCCTCCGATAAACACTTCAAACCCAGGAAAAAGATTAAAAAATCCATTAGGAGAGTTCGCTAGTTACACTTATCAAATAAGTTTATACATGATTACTCCTGATGCATATGACGCTTTTATCGCGTCAGGTAGGACTAACATCAACGCAATAAAAAGCGTAGCACCTTCTGGCGGAGCGACTGGTGCTAACATACCTAACCAAGGAGGGGCATTCCTCCTTGCCCAAAGTGGGGGTATAAACAACACCGATGATGTCCGTGCTGAAGGGTTTAACTTTGATTATTACATTGACAATCTAACCTTCACGACACAAGTTATGGCGCAAGGTGCAGCGATAGTTACTGATATTGAATTTACTATAACTGAACCATATGGATTTTCATTCATTCAAAATTTAAAGCGGGCATCTGACGCTATATCACAATATTTGGGGTCTAATACAGCAAATATTACTTTTGCAAAGCAATTTTTTATATTAGGTATAAGATTTTTTGGTTATGATCAACAAGGAAAATTAGTTAAACCAGAAAATCAATTTTTCGGTTCTACGTTAGATCCAAGTTCAATCGATGGATCGTTATTCCAGCAATATTTTGATATTCAGATAACCGGAATATCTTCTAAGATTAATGGTAAAACTATGACTTATCAATGCAGTGCTACCGGATTAGCTCCGGGCACTGCATATAGTCAGTCCAAAGGTACTTTGCCTAGTGATCATCCTATAACTGCTACTACTGTAGGAGATGCTCTAACAAAACTCAAGAATCAACTTAATGACGAGCAACAAA